TTATTTGTGTTTCATGACGAAAACGACAACAGCCGCGAAGATTATTACCAGTGCTACTGCGATCACCACTGGTCCCACCCCCCCTCCATCTACATGGATCACGAGGTCGAGCATTTTGTCGTGCATGATTTACCTCCCCGGCCAACCAAATCCGCCGAAGATTTGGAGTTTCATGATCCCGCCGTAAATCATCAGGGCGAAGGCTCCGGTCACTACGATCAAGATAAGTTTCTGGAGGACTCCCCACTTGATGTCTTCGATTCTTCCGACAACCTTGATGAACTTGCGGAGAGCATCGTGTTCAGCTTCATGCTTCTCTGGCTCGAACTTGTACCGGCAGTGGAGCGCCGGGTCTGACAATACCGCTCGGATGGCGTCCGTGACTACCATCGCAACTTCTTCTTGTGTCATGTTTGTCACCTTTGCTCCTTACGTCTGATGATTTTTATGCAACCTTTTGATAGTTGATGGTAGATCCGGCCCTTATTGTGACGCTATACGCCCCGGCCACCTCCATGGCGAACCGAAGTTGCCAATTTCCAGAAGACGCTGCAGTTTTTACATATCCGCGAATATGGACTATGTTTCCTTCAGTAAATGGCAAAGCGGAGGAGGGAAGGCCGACATCATCTGCGTTCCACGGGTTAGCTATATTGGACCCTGCCGTGGAGTAAGGAATTGATGAGACTCCTCCGTGTATAGACGAGGCAGGTCCGGTAGCAGAGATCCAGATGCCCTCGGCTGTGTTAGAGGTAGTCACGATCAATACACCTTCGAAGATGTAGGTCGAGTTGGCGTCACACGCGAATGACAACCCCGCGCAGTCTGATTTTGTAGTGGAGTAGGCCGCGTTAGAGGTTTGATCCCCACCGAGCGTCACTCGCGTCCCGATTAAAGCTCCGAGGATGGCTTGCGTTTGCGCCAGCGTCTTCTTTACGAATGTTCCCGAACCAGACGCCACGAGAAAATCGTTAGCAGCGGTGGCGAGGGCATGTCTGGTGTACTGCGTGTGATCATCGTCTCCGAGGCCGCCGAGCCCACCATGATCTACTTGAGCTCCGTCCCCGCCAGCGTGGTCATGTGAGTCGCCGTTAGTCACTCCCTTGGCCGCCGCAGCATAGTCCGTTGACGCGGTATAGGCCGCAGTTCCGAGACCGAGAATCGTCTTTACCTCTGCGAGAGTCTTCTTAACGAACGCCCCGACTCCCGAAGCGACAAGGAAGTCGCTGGCGGCCGTGGCGAGGGAGTGCTTGATGTACTGCGGGTGGTCATCGTCTGCCAGGCCGGTGAGAGCTCCATGGTCTGTGACTCCCCCGCCCTGGTACGCAAGAGAAGCCCAGGCGGTGACGCCATCTCCGATCTTGAAGGTCCCGGTCGTGAGGTTCAGCCCAATTTCACCTTCCGCGAGTGTCGGATTCGCTGCGGTCCAAGCGGCTCCTGTTGCTCGCCTCACTTGGATGGTCGTGGACATTAAGCGCCCCCTCCGTCAATCGAATCAAGGCTGAGGATCACGCGGATTTCCGCGAGGGTTTTCTTCATCCAGTTCCCGGTAGTGCCGTCTCCGACAAGGAAATCGTTAGCAGCTGTAGACGCCGCGATGTTCCCGCCCACCGTTCCGCTGAGGCCGAGGGTAGTCTTGGCTTGCGCCAGCGTTTTCTTCAGCCAGTTTCCGGTAGTGGAATCGCCGAACAGCATATCGTCGGCGGCAACCGAAGCCGGGACGTTCCCGCCCACTGTCGCAGCGATGCCGAGGATGGTCCGGGTCTCAGCGAGGGTCTTCTTGACGAACGCTCCGGCGCCAGAAGCTACGAGGAAATCGTTCTCAGCTGTCGCGAGTGCGTGCTTGATGTACTGAGTGTGGTCATCATCGGACAGGCCAGCGAGCCCCCCGTGGTCGATCTGCGCTCCGTCGCCGCCAGAGTGGTCGTGCGAATCTCCGTTGGTCACACCTTTTGCTGTGACTGCGTAGTCCCCGGAAGCGGTGTAGGCCGCGGAGCCGAGCCCGAGAATCGTCTTGAACTCAGCGATGGTCTTCTTCAGCCAGTTCCCTGTGGTGCTGTCTCCGACAATGACATCGTTCGCTGCGCTGGACAGAGGGAGCAGTCCGCGGTCAGGCAGTGACGCATACGCCGTCACGCCGTCGCCGATCTTCCAGTGTTTTGTGGTGGTGTCGAAACAGAGTTCACCGGCAGCGGGAGTCGGATTGACTGAGCCCCAATTTACGGAAGTGTCTCTCCTGATCTGAATCGTTGTCGCCAAGGTCTATCTCCTTCATGGTGGATTAAGGGTTGGAGGCGCGCCCGCAATCAATTTCTGCTGGAACTTCTCCAGGTGGACCGACGAGAGAGGTCGGGCTTCCCCAGGCCCCTCCCGTCTTCGGCCCGTACATATTGTGGTTCGCCGTGTTTATGTAGAAGTCTCCGTCTACTCCGAGGAGATCGGACGGAGTGCCGGAACCGTTGAGGATCGTCTTACCGTCGGCCCCGTCAGTCCCGTCTTGCCCCGGCGATCCGCCGCCCCCGCCGCCCGAAAGACCAGGGAGGGAACGGATAAACTGAATGTCTCTCGGTTTGAGTGCCATCCATTACCCCTCTCTGAGCTCTCGGACGATGCGCTCGGCGCGTTCCTCCTGCCCGTTGTCAGGGATGGAGAGCTCTGTATACCAGGCGCTATCCTTTGCTTCGGCAGCGGCCTTCTCCCAATTCCCGGACCGGACGGCCGCGTTCATTTTCTTGAACTTCCTCAGCTTTGTTTCTCCGAGGTTGAAGCACATGTTCACCAGTGCGTGCTCTCGAACTTCTGTCATCACGCACCCGGCGTAGATGTCATAGAAATCGTCGATGGCGTACTGCGCTCGTTTGTCCAGGAGCACAGTCGCCTGTTCTTTCGTGATGCGCGCTCCGGGGCCGGGGGCCTTGCAGCCGTACCCGAAGGTCCACTGTTCGTTGTCCCAAAAGGACTCCGCAGAGAACCCCTCGTCCAGTTGGAGCTGTGCTATTACTACGTCTTTATTCACTGCTCCCTCCCGTCTTGGAGTTGCTGCATGTACATCAGTCGATCCTCCGGGGTCAGTGCCTTGTTGGACACCAGCTTTCGAATGATGACCGGGTATAGTTCGACGCGCTCTTCAGGGTTCGCTACTTTCCACACCTGCATCGCCTCTCTCGGCGTAGCCTTGATCAGCGCGACAGTCATGTGTGGCTTGTTGGAGTTCCGGATAATGTTTAGGAGCTCTCCTCCCTGGATTCCCTGTTCCATCGCCGAGTTAATCAGGTCAGCGGTGTCTGAAGTATTGTTCGCGATCCCGTGCATCAAATCGCTCTTGAGTTGCCCGTGAAGGAACTCCTCCCGAGTGATCGGGCCTCCTTCTCGGTGCTTTGCGGCCACTACGTCGGTGAGCTTCTCAGCTGGAGTCTGCGTCAGGCCCTTGGGCGCCGGCATCAGACCGAAGAACGCCTCGATCTGCTCGCCGGGGGTAGCCCCGGATTCTCTGCGCTTCATCAAACCAGTGACGGAGAAAGGAACGAAGTTCTTCGCCACATTCCGCGCTACGTCGGCGAGCTGCTTCACAATCGGATCGTCCGGATTGCGGATCATGACTCCGTAGTAGTCTTTGTCCTCGAACATTTGGATCAACATGGAAATTAGCGGGTGAATCTTATGCCCCAAGGTGGTGATCGTCTGCTCCTTGTAGGCGTATACGTCCTTGACATACGAGGGGAGGGAGATGCGTTCGTCCCGTCCGTCCGGGGTCTTCTTCCCGGTGCGTGGGAAGTACATGTCCTTGAGGTCTTTCGGCCCTTCCCCGGTTCTCATGTACATGTACATGGCCCCGTACACAGCGATGATCGAGGGAAGCCCGACCAGGTAGGCCGTTCTCGCAGAGATATTGATCCCGGTCTTGTCTGCCTTGATGTCGAGAATATCTTTCGCGCCCCCCAGGATGTGCCGGAGTGTTCCGATGTTCCATCCGAGCGAGCGTGTCAAAACCATCGCGGCATCTTTGAGCGTCTTGTACCAGAACAGGTTGTCATATGTCATCTGGCCCATTCGGTCATCGACCGCATCGACCATCAGCCCGTAGGCTTTCCGGCGCAGCTCTATGGTCGGCTCAACGCCGTGCTTCGTCCAGAGCTTGTTCTGGCTCTCCATCATGTCCATGAACATCCCGAGCTTCATCGCCGGGACCCAGCGTTCCATCATCGGCTTCGCGAGGGTCTGGAACAGCGCGGGGATGGCCTGAGCTCCGGCTGCGAGGAGGCGTTTCTCCCCCCAAGCGTCCCAAAACTTCTCAACCGACGAGTTCTTGTAGAAGGAGTCCATCTTTACTCGGCCCCCGCCCTCAACCAGGGCCTTCGCCTTGGCGGCGAACTCGGGGTCAGCCGCGATAATTCCCTTCATCGCCCTATTGCCTTTGATGAATGTTTCGATAGGCGCCCATCCAGGGACCGCGGCAGTACCGATGTGCTTAATCCCGTCCGCCGCTTGCCCCCGGAGCAATTCTTGGAAGCCCAAAGAGAAGCGCCCAATCGTCGCGTCGAGGGTGGTGAACGTCATGTGGAACAGAGACATCCCGAGCTGCACCTGGTTCATGAAGTTCCCGACTGATCTGAGGCCGTCGAAGATTGCGCTCTTGCCGACCAGTCCGGGGCTCAGGTAGTTGTTCAGGACCCGAGCGACATCCGTAGGAGCGAAATATTCCCCCTTGAATCCCACTCGAGCTATCTTGTCGTTGATCTTTTCGAAGCCGTCCGGGAACCTGTCTCCAAACTTGACGAACTTCAAGGAGCCGCGATCCAGCATTTCGTTGAAGATTTCCTGCCCCTTAATGAATCGCAACATCTCGTGCATCTTGAGGATCTCGAGCCGCACCGGGTTGGTGGTCTTCAACTTCAGCCCGAGCGCATACCCCTCTGCTACTGTTGGTATGGTTCTCTCCTTTAGGAAGGAGGCCGGGCCGGCGAGGGGCCGTGTTCCAAATACCTTGGCCGCTCCGTCCGGGTCTTCCCAAAAGTGAGGGAAGTAATTCTCGATGAAGCTGTCGATGCCGCTGAGGTCTCTAACGCGGTCCCAAAGCTGCTCTCGCACCTGGCGCATGTCCGCGAACACAGCATCTACCGCGGTGTACCCGGTGGACTGTCCGTGTTCTACGGCGTCGATGAACTTCAGGTGGTCTGCCTCGGAGAGGGCCTCAAACGACTCTGCTGCCTTCTCGTACCTGGAAGCGATCCTTTCCTTGCTGAGGGCAGCGGCTGCGTTCCGCTCTCGGATGGTGCCGGCAGTTAGGCCGGCCTCTTCGCTGACGCCGGCCGGACTGAACACTTTTTCGAGTTCTCCAGTTACCTTCAGGACTCCGGCCGCGGCATCGGTGAGGACCTTAGCCTGGCCGGACTCGTTGGCGAGCAGTCGGAGCGGAGGCTCGGTCTGAGCTGGCTCCTCGGCCAGCACAGCTCTGCGCTCTTCGAGCAGGTCGAGGGATGCTTTACTCTGGCGAATCTTTTCGTTCAGAAACTTCAGCTCAGGATTGGACCTGGGCTCTGCTCCAGTTTTTCGGAGGCCGTCCGCCTCTCTTTCGAACTGTGCTATGTCGGCCTTTACTGCCGAGATGTCACTGTCCGCCGTCTTCAGGTCGGGAACCTGTGCTTCAGGATGCACGGACCGAGCTTCTTCGGGGGTTAGGGCGTCATCCGAGAGCATCGGGAGGTCGTCGTATTTCACTGCGCTCTCGGGGACTCGAAGAGATTCTCCAGACTCAACCTTGAACTTCACGCCTGGAGGAATCTGCATCGCGACACCGGCGTCTCCCCCAATCCCAACCAGGGAGGCGCCCTTCTCGTCTATGCCACGGACTTCATACTCCACTCCGCGCACCGTGACCTTTTCCCCCTGAGCAACATCTTTGGGGGCAGTAGAGACGGCCTCAGCGATCAGAGGGTCAACAGTGTCAGGATGAAAGGGCTCTCCTTTTGCTTTGAGGCCCTTCGCGGCGTTTGCCAAAGTCACGAATGCGTCGAATTCTCCGAGGGTGTCTACAGCCGCGGAGAACAGGGGTGAATCCGTATACGCGAGTGCTTGGTCCCCCCAAGAAGTGTCCGACCACTTCAGAGCCCAGGAATCCTTCGACGCAAATTGTAGTTTCTTCCCGGTCCCGTAATTCTTGATACCTTCCATAATGGCGTTCGGTACTGTGGCCAGCGTGTCCGCGGCCTCTGTCTTCGGGAGGGGGATGGACAGATAGGGGGATACAGCATCCATCCACTTCTTACCCGTCTCTGCTCCCTTCCTCCAGGGGATTCCGGCTACCGCTCCGGCTGCTCCAGCAACCCCGCTGATCAAAGGGACCAACGGGTTAAGGCCGGAAGCAACAGCCGAGACGGCCTGAGAAGCCTCTCCCATGTCTGACATGTCTCCCGAAATCCCCTCCATGGAGAAGGGGCGAGTGCCGGGGGCGCTGGCGGCAGGGGCCAGCCCAGGAGAGTCGCGCTTCATAGACCCGGCCGGGAACGTCGGCAGGTCCCTTGGAAGAGATCCTGCCGGGCTTGCGGTGATCCCTTCCATATTAGTTGCCTATGCTTTCTTGCTTCCCGTCAGGGGAAACGTAGATTTCCTTGCCGTTGCTAAACTCTCCAGACGGGCGCCAGTCCTTCGGGATTCCCTTTACGGCGGGACCCTTTGGGATAGCGGAGCTCGAGATGACGGAGGATTCCTTTTCTGTCTTCACGGAAGAAGGGGCCGTCTTCGCCTCTCGGCCGGCAGACGCCTTCGCGTTGTTCACAATCTTCTCTACCTGTGGGGTATAGAATTTGGTGATCCGGTCATGGAGTTGTGTTAGCTCTGCCCCGTCAAACGGAACCCCCCCGTTCTTTTCTCGGAGGAGATCCAGTCCGCGGAACCAGGAATCTTGGGCGTTCGACACTACTTGGCCGAGCATCCCCTGGCTCGGGAGATCCAGATTGATCATCGTTCTCCCAAGATCGTCGGTGAGGCCGAGGCTCTTGGTGAGGCTGGACAGGTGAGTGTTGGCCTCATGATTGAACATCGTCCACTTGTGGTCGCTGAGTTGAGCCTTGTGCTCCTTCGCGATGGTGAGCAAGTGGCTGTATGTGGCCGGAGAGAGCTGATGAGATGCGGAGAGGACCGCCATATTGGCGGAATCTCCTACCAGCTGTTCAGTTCGGATCTTGTACTCAAGGTCTCGGCGGACTTCTTGATTATCCTTTCGAGCGAACCCCATACCGAGCATCACGTCTGCTGCGTGATTCGCAATCTTCTCTTTCGTGTCGGCGGGGAGTTCTTTGTTGTTCCAGACATCCACCCATATTTTTTGGGCCGTCTCGGTGGTCACTGCGGGGTAGGAGAGTTCCATCAGCCAGTCCCCGGCCATCTTCTCTAGCCGTTCCTTCTTTTCCTTCTCCGCTTTTCTGTCCATGGCCGTGTTGATCTGCGTGTCCATGGCCCGAGCCTGGTCCGCGAACTTGTTGGTAACGTCAGGGAAGGCGGTTTCCACAGACATGTTCCCGTCCGCAGGGTTCTTCTGGTAGGCATAGTCAAGCAGCCCAGGAGCTCCAGCGTCGGCAGCCATACGCCCGACACGTCCAAGAAGGGCAGAGGACAGGTCCCGAGTTGTCATCCCGAGATCCTTGTAGCGGCTTCTGGCGTCGTCGAGAATAGTCCGGATCTGAGGGGACATCGCGGCGCGAAATGCGTCCTTGTTGTCGTCATACGCTTTTCGGTTGGCGGCGCTTGTCGCGATGGACTTGAATCCTTCGCTGAGAGGAATTTTAAGAATGTCCAGGGCCGTCTGGTCGAGAGCAACCGTGAACTGGCCATCGTAGATATCCTGGACTTTTTGATTCCGTTCCTGGATGATTGCGGCGTTCTTGGCCTCTTGGTATACGGCTGTGGCGTGCTCCCCGCCCTTGATGGCCTCGGGGAGGAACGTATCGAGCTGCCCTTGATGGACAAGTTTGCCGACGTATTCGGTCTGCAACGCGTCGAGCCCCTTTTGGAATTCATCCGGAGGAAGATGGCTGTTCGTCGCCGCGTACTCCTTGGCGGCGTTCCCGAATTGAGTGCCTCTGTAGGAGCCGTCCATCCTCTCGTACCCGTCGATGAATGCGTTGGATTGATTCGGGTCGAGCGCATCTCCGACCAAGCGGGCCTGAGCGCCCTTCTTTGTCCGGGCCTCGACCACGGCCTTCCCCACATCCAGAGCGACAGGCACAATGTTCTTCCCGAGAATGCCGAGAGACTGCATGAGATCATTGGCCTTGCTCGGCCCCGCCTCGGCGGGGGCGTAGGGGTCATTCGGCTCAGGGCCTTTTACAACCTGGGCGACTTCATATCCTGTGGCTGCCGGTGGTAAACCTTGCCTCGGCCCGGTTCGTGTGGCGGCGTATTCTGGCATTCGTATTACTCCTTTTTAGTTTTCAGTGACGTAGGAAGAACTCGTGTCTATTTTCTTGGCCCCAGGAGAAGTCAGGCCCCGACCGGACATGTACCCGGAGACAGCCGCGCCCCCGATCTGGAGTCCTGCTGCGAATTTGCCAATAACCTGCTGGTTTGCAGCGTCCATCCGGCCTTTCGCCCTGATGTCAATTCCTACTTTCTTCTGAGCGAGATTGGCGTCGGCCGAGGCGCGATTCGCCTCTATGGTGGCGAGGTTCGATTCTTCGGCCCTCTTCTGCGCTGCCAGTTCTCTCAGCTGCGTGGGGCCGACGAGCCCACTCTCTCCCTGCGCGACTCGGAGTGTGGCTCGGGCTCTGTTCGCTTCGGCCTGAACTGCAAGAGACGCGGCGGTGGCGCCATCGTCAATTTCCCCCTGCTGTGCAGCGATGGCGTTGTAATCTGCCTGTTGCGCTGTGGCTGTCCCGTTGAGTGTGGCCTGGACCTGTTTGTTCTGTTGGACTACTGAGGATGCGGCAGATGCCGCGGATACTGCTGCGAGGATATAAGGGATGGCCGCTACGTAACACAAGGCGAGCCTCCTTTCCAAAACCGCAGAAATTCTACCTTCGGGTCGGACAGGGTAACGGGCGTATCGTCGAACTCGAACCCCAACCAGCCAAGCCAGCGAATCGCGATTTTATTTTCTTTCGAAACGTAATTCTCAAGTCGATAGTATTTGGTGCACATCTGCTGAACAACATCCCTGGAGCCGCGGGAGAACAGTGTCCTCAAGCCTGGGCCGGAGAACAGCGAGTCTCCCGACAGCATCCAGGGGGCGGCACAATGAGGGTCTCCCGGCGCTGCCGCCAGTCCGAAGAGCCCTACGATCCTCCCGTCCAATAGAAGTACGGAGACTTCATCAGAGTGTAGGACCGCGATCTGCAACGCGGCCTCCGGCGCAAGGCCAGAGGCGGCGCGCAGCTCCTCCTGGTCTTCCTTTCGGAGTTTGAGTTTCATTACTTCTGGAATATCGTCTAAAAACATTTTGCGGTGAGTTAGGCCCACTGGTTGCACCGGAGTGGTTCGCTAACCGCCCTCTCGGGAGACCACTTACGTCGGTTCGGGAAAGTGCGATGCACTCGGAACTCCTTTCTATTTTGATCGTTGGCTATACATCGTCTCGTAACTTGCACCGCCAAACTTGCACGGAAGATGGCTGTCGCTTCTGATGGAGACCCTGGTGGTCCGGGTGTCCCCGAGAGTCATGAAACGCTTCTCGCCCGTTGTGGGAGAATTAGCCCGGAAGCGTTGAGTCGTGTCCGCTCGTCCGGCCGTGGACACCACTACATCGAACGACATGGTATCTTCGAAGGACAGGTTCATTGTGCGGAGCTGCCCTCTGCCGGCTCGGCTGTACACCTTCGGGTCGGCGGATTTCATTCCGAACTCCGAGAAGCGGAAGTCGAACATGTACGGGCGGCCGAAGATAACAATGTCTCCGCTCCAATTGCCGGGAACGGAGAACGAGCCGCCGTCTGGCGTCACATCCACACACTCTTTCGTCCTTACGTTGAACGCCCTGTCCCCGGCCTGAACCGGGTACGGCGCGGAGAAAGCGGTGTATCCGCTCGCTGCCGGCAACCCCGCGATGGACAGGGAGATAGTGTTGCCGGCCGATTCGTCGGAGACCCAGCCCTCCCAAGCGACCACAGGCTGACAAGTTAAGAATCCGGCTGTGATGGTGTCCACAGTGAAATCAGTGTTGAAGTTCGGGTCTGTGAATCCAGAAATCGTGAGGATGTCCCCCTGCTGCCAATTCGGAAACATCACCAAGAACTGCTCAGCGGAGTCGGTGAAGTAAAATACGTCTCCATTGTCGGCTCCGATGGTATTCCTCTGAAAGGGGCCAGAAATTAACTCCCCGGCCGCAATCGTCTGCCGGTCGAGCAGTAGCCGGTACGGAAGCCCAGCGGTAAGCGCCTTCGTCTCAAGATTTATCCGTTCGAGAGACGCTAAGGCCCCTCCAGCGGTGATGACTTCGATGGTGATGTCGTTTCCGCTTGCTTCTCCTGATTTATACTCGGAGAAAGGGTTTATGAAAGTGATGGTGTTGGCGTCGTGACTGTCATCAGCAACTTCAAAGACCCTGTTGTAGTCCTGGTCGGTGAAGCCCGAGATAGAAACCATATTCCCCGGAGAAACGGAAGGGAACCCCCCCGCTGCGTCCTGGAGAATGAACCCCCCGGTCGCCATACCTATCGTGTTGCTGGTGTAGGAGCCGAGAATCACTCCAATGGTTTGCTCTTCCGCGAACAAGAGGTACAGGTAATTATCAATAACGTCCTTGTACATGATCTCGGAGTCGAACGTCCATTTGCTCCACGCTGACTGCGCCTTCTGGTCTCCGTTCCAGTAGAACTTGTACACGTAGACGGAGCGCGGCTCGTCAGAAGACAGAACGAACACAGCGTCCTTGCCCTCACACGCCGCGAGCTTCTTTATGTTCGTCGGAATATAGGTGGTGCAGTGGGCGGTAACGTCTGCGGAGTCAGTGATGAGCGTGTCAGTCGCAACGAACATCTCTCGGATTGAAGTGAAGTCCCCGGAAGGAGAAGCAAAGTAAATGTTGGAGCCGACAGACACCGGATCACACCGATCAACCGCAACGGAGGTAGCCAGGTCTGCTGTAGCCGACTTCGGAGTGAATAGGGCTGCCCCGGAGCCGAGCGAAAACTGCTGTTGGTCAGAGAAAAGAACAAGCTGAGTCTGGAAAGGGACTCCATATCGAAGGACAGCAACCTGTTTCGATGAACATGCCGCGTCGATAGGATCATCGTCCAGAACGTCCGTCGCCGTAGTGGGGAAGAAGTCGAAGAACTCCCCGGCCCGGCTGAGGACGGCGTTCCCCTTCGAGAGGAACCCGAGCCGGTTCTTGAAGAAGAAGACATCGTTGATCTGGCCTCCTACATAGGTAGGGTCTGGCGCAGAGATGCTGTCTCCAACCTCTCGGTCTGCCCAGGTGATCGGGGCGAACGCGAATGTTTCGTCCGGCATTCTCACCAGACGGTGAGGAAGGGTGCTGAAGTCAAACTTCGTGGCTATGCCTCGGGCCGGGCACTCCTCCCAATTTCCAGACGTGGTTTTCCCGTCATTCGAGAGGGTGTTCCACCGGACATAGTAAGTTCCTTTCTGCGTGGTCGGGTCCGGCTTCACTGCGAACACAGTCCCGGAGAAATCAATGACGGTTGTGGCGATTACGTCGATAATCCCGCCTCCGTCCGCAGAAACGGTGATGGATGAATGCGTGTGGTCTGTTCTCCAAATAGTAATGCTCTCCCCGTCCCTGGAACACCGGAACAGAGGGTTGGACAGAAGATTGACCACGAGTTTGTTGTACAGGGCAAGAGCAATTTGTGAGCGTGTCCCGTCCTCAGAATAAACTCGGGCCTTCAGAACGCCATCGACAGAAATATTATACCAGCCTGCGTGATGGCCCCCTGTCCCTCCGACAGTCACCACATCAAAGTCGTGGTCCAGGCCGCTCGGGAGAGTTTCGGGAAGGTCTTCAAACCTCCGAACGCTCTCTTTGATCCCGACCATAGCCTGATCACCCCAAGAGTCCTCCACCTTGAACGTGAAGTCTTCTCCCGCGGTGTTCACAATGAATATGGTGCTCCCGTCTACGCTGATCTCCCAGGTGCCGGTGAGATTGCCAACGAGGTCCGAATACAGAGCGGCAGCGATAGCGGTTGTCCGCCACCCGGAAGGGGTGGAGGTATTCGGGGTGGTGTACGACGCCACTTCAGTTCCGTTCACGAATATCTTGTAGGTCTGGTCCGCGACCCCATGGGGGATCGTGACCAGTGCGATGGGCAGATGCACGGGGGAAGAGAGGGGGAGCATGGAGATCGTCTTGGCCCGGTTCACAACTACCGTGTAGTCTGCTACTGTAACCGCTGCGATGTCCTGGCTCGGGCTCCCGCCAACGATATATTCTTTCTTATCGTTATCTTCAGAAAACACCAGGTCTTCGTCGAGCGTTCCGTAGGCGATGCTCTTGGAGTTGCCCTCAAGATCATAAATCGCGATGGGAGAAGACGGGTCTCCGGTGAAGATAACGATATACTTCTCGGCTCCGTCCCGGTTGATCGTGTGGATCATGCTGTTCCTGAAATCGTCGAGGGTCATTGTCTCCTCGCCCTCGGGCGCGGGAATGACGGCGATGAACTCCGTCGGGGGGCGCTTCACCAGCCCGTCCGTAATCGACGGGTAAGCGTTGATCATTTCCTCGCACTGGTTGTCGAGCCGAATGCCGGCCGGCTGCTGCGACACTCCCCCGAACAAATTGGAGATAGTCCTATTCACTAGCGGCATGATTATCTCCTTCGCAAGTTGTAGAGGCCGGGGGAGTTGAGCAGGGTGTAGTTCCCTGTGCAAAGTTCCTCCGACTGAAAGAGGTTCCAAGCTACGAACTCATCGTCCTTCGCATACGGCCCCAGGATCTCGGAGCCCAGCACGCGATTGTGAAACTGCTTCGCGGCCTTCATGGTGATGTATACCCGAGTCGCCACCGGCAGGTCTTCGAACGGAAGGAACCACACGATGTCAACCGAGAGCTCATCAAGCGTGAAGGTGAACGTATTGTTGTCCTTGTCCCACAGCTTTGATCCTCTCCGCACGATGTTGCGCCACTTGTTCGAGGCGTCGATTCGGAGAACGGGATACGGCGTGGTGGGGACCAGAAACTCCCCGGAAGATGGCGTGAGCTTTGCGCCCTCGTCAGAGTTGCTGTTGAGCCCCATCGTCTGCACGTCCCTATTCGCCGAATCAAGGACTGCTTTCGCAATTGAAACGTCAGGGAGGGTCAGGTCGATGGAGGTCACTGCGGTTTCCCCGATGACGCTCAGCATCGTATTGATCGCGCCGAGCTCGGTGAGAACATCATCGCCACTCGGGGGGGTGACTACGACTCCCGACGTACTGGTATAATTATCTGCCACAGCGTCCTCCTTTAGGACACAACGATTTCTTCAGGATTAGTAAAATTCACGCCAGCCTTCTGCTTCCACAGTTGGTACGTCCCGGCGTCGAGCATGAAGTTCGCCACACCGAAGGCGTCGGTGGTCAGAGTCCCAGCGACAATGTTGTCTCCCTCGAGGTCGGTTGAGATCCACACTTCCACACCGTCTGCGGGCTGTCCACCCACGTTAATTGTCACCACGAACGGGAGCGCCCCGCCTCCGGCCCCGCCAGAAGCCTGGGCTCCGTACAGTAGGGCAAGAACGTCCTCTACCGTGACGGCTCCAGTGACGATGGCCGCGAGAACTGCGTTGGCAATATCCGCAGGAGAGGGAGGGTCCGAAGCCGAAACTTGAATCTGCGCCCCCGAGGAACCCGCGGCGACGTGTAGAGAAATGTCTTCGTCCCACACCAGGCCGGCTGTGGCCGCAGGAAGAGCCACGACAGTTTCTTGCAGCGCCAACGGAGCCAGGGATGCCTCAAGAGCCAGCGGAGTCACAGAAGCCTCAAGCGCCAGCGGAGCAAGCGCCGCGGCGAGGTCTGCCTGGGAAACACGATCTACTCCAGCGAAACCTACGAGCATGTGGTCAAGGAATACGTCGGAGCCGGCTTCCGTGTCTGTCTGAGTGAATCGGATCAACACGTCGCCCTTGGCGCACACGACTCCATCAACTGTAATTACATCAGGAGCACGGTTAGAGCCGACAAGCGGGAGGTCATGCGCTGCGTCTGACGCAGCATTCACCAGGACGATAAGAACTCCCCAAGAGGCGGTGTCAAAGTTGTATGCTTTAACCGAGCAGCTGTTAGTCGATCCGGCGTTCTCATCATAGTACCCGTGGAAGTGGAGAGTAACAGGGACGGCGTGATCATCGAATGGAGACGCCAACAAAATGAAATCAATCCCGGCGCCGGCATCGGTAACTACATATTTGGTGTCATCGTCTGCAGTGAGCGCGGCAACCGTGAGCGTCTCCGTCCCTTGGATCACGGTGGAGGAAGTAATGAAAGATTGAATGGAGAATGGACCCGAGATCGCAACGATCTGCGCTGCTTTGGCGAGTACGGCGGAACCCTCGACTGCGGCGAGGATCAAAGCGATATCTTCACTGTTTAACGTGGCTGCCATGCTGAAGCCCTCCTTCAAGGGGGTTCAAATTAGAGTTGATGGGTCGCTGCCCTTCCCCTCAATGGAAAAAAGGGGGGACCTCGGTTTTACCCAAGATCCCCCCACGCCCAGCTCCTTTCGGACCAAGGCATACCGGCGCTGCGCCGCGGTGAAACCGCTACCGGCCTTTTTTAGAGCAGCAAGATTACTGCTTTATAAGCTTGATCAGACATTCCGGCCGGAGCCAGTCGTGCCCCATCGCGTACTTCGCGACCATCAGGGTGGCCTGGTAGTCGATCATCCACTCGGACTCGAACGCGAGATCCATGAGCTTGACCGTGCCAATCGCGGACGGGGTGAAGAACAGCCCGTACACGTAGGTCAGGTCAACGTCATGGTCGCCGCCAGTCACGTTGTCGCCAGCCACAACCCCGCCAGCATACTGCGCGAAGCCCAGGTTCGGGCTCTCGAGGATGTTGATCCCGGCAACCTGCGTTACCGTTCCCGAAGAGAACGCACCGGCGCCGCCCCAATCGCGGTTGATGGCGACCGTGTTCTGCACGATGTCCATGTACGTCCCAGGAGCGACCAAGAGGTAGCGCTCGCCCTTCGGGATGTTGGCGTTGGTGAACTTCACAGCTGCGGTGAAGCAAGCTGCGACAACCGCGCCGACTCGCGTGGCGAGGGTCCCGGAAGCGAGGTTCGCGTCCGTGATCGCGCCGCCCGCGGGATTCTGCGGGGTGAGAAGGGAAGTCGCGGCAGCACCGAGCACTCCAACCTGGGCCACGTTCTTGTCGAACGCGGTCGCAAGGGCGCGGCCCTGCTCCGTCGAATAGGGACCGCGAACGTCAAAATAATTCATGGCCTCTTCGATGTTGGAGATATAGATGTCGGACAGGAGCAGGCCGTCAATTTTGATGACCTTCTCGTTGTGCCGAACCGACGCGCCTCCGGTAAGCCGCTCGCCGATGACATGCTTGTGAGCAGTCGTGCGCCCCATGACGGGGAACGTGGCAGACTTTCCGTTGGTGATCGTGCGAATGTAATGCTTGTCGAGCATGATGGTTGCCTGCTCGAAGGACGCAAGAACCTCGTTCTGGTATACGGTCTGGAACAGCGCGAGGTCCGCGGAGCTCACCTGCCGAGCAGCATTGGCAGTACCGAAAGCGTTGGGGGTGATAGACATTGTGATTTTATTCCTTTACGAGAGTAGTCCTGACCGAGACAGCTTTGCTTTCACAGAGTCCCGGTAGGCCGGGTCTTTCTTATAGCGGGGGTCCTTCATGTCGGCTGTTACTTCGGCTCGGCTCTTGTATCCGCCGCCGAGACCGCCACCAGAGGCGTCTCCGCGAACGAGCGAGGGGTCGGAACCCACTGCAGCTTCGAACCGAGCCTTTACTGCTGAGATTGCGAGGGCTTGAGCAGCGGGAGTCCCGATAACGGCGTCGTTGAACGCCTTCTGTTCGGCGGGAGTCAGACCAGTCTCGGCCCATCCGAGCATTTGCGTATACTTCTCTTCGCCGCCAACCATGGCAAACGCCTTCTGTTCGACTTGAACGCGAATGGCTTCCTGCCCGGTGATGAACGCGGCCACTATGTCTTTCGTGATGCCGACCTTCTCGAGCTTCGAATAGGAAGCGTCGGAGAGAGCGCCGGTCTCTGCGTATTCTTTGTTCATGTCCTCCAGGTTGAGCCCAGCGGCGCTTGCTGCGGCCTTAGCAGCGTCAATCTGGAGAGGATTTGCTTTCGCGGCTTCAGCTGCGGCGGCGGCGGCGACTGCTTCAGGGGTTTCCTTAACAGCGGCCGGCACGACTGCGGCTGCAGCGGGCTCGGGCGAATCAGGGACGAGCGTGAGAACCTGCTTTACCTGTTCATCGGTGAGCTTTCCCTGCTTGCCGAGAAGGGTCGCCAGGTTCGAGTAGCCTTTCGCGAGTTCCTCTGGAGTCTTGAACTTTCCGGCCAGAAGTCCCGCTTCATTCCCGCCGTCGCTGGGAAGTACCACAGCCGGAAGAGAGCCGGGTTCCACAGGTGTAACGACTTTTTCAGGCATTTACTTCCTCCAACTTCTGCTTTTTTATGGATCTACTTCGCTGGTGCGAAAGAGGGTGGAGCAGAGGGAGGAGGCGAAGCCTCGCCAGGAGCTCCGGCCATGCCGGGAGGCCCTCCTGCGGGCATACGTTCCATCATCCCCTTCGCCACTTGCGCTCCTGCGCCAGAGGTCATAGCTGCTGTCATCGCTGCGGTGTTCTGCTGCTTTGCCTGTTGAGCTTCGTAATCCTTATCACTCATGAAGAGGCCCTTGATGTCCACGCCAGTCCCGGCAGCGGCACGATTCGCGAAGTTCAGGAAGTTGAGGCGGGGGATAAGCTGGTCTTTAACCGGCTCCATCTCCTGCATAAACGCATTGAGTTTCGTGAGGTCGTGAGAACGGCCGAGCGCGTCGAGACCAGTGATGATGGTTATCTTCACTGAGTCCTTCGGAAGCCGGGGGAGGGTTCGCGCCTTCTCCATTCTGTCCTGCGTCTGCTTGACAAGGAACATCTGGAGGTCCTGAGAGAGGACCGAGTACACGCCACCGAAAGAATCTTCCAGCTCCCGAGCCATGTATCGAATCTCTTCCGCGGTTACTCTTTCCGCGGGGCGAGACACAGACTCGTTGAGCATGAAGGCGGCACTGAGACGCTTCTCCAGCCGGTCAGAGGTTTCCTGAGCGACACGGAGGTCCGCGAACTTCTCTGTCTGGAGGGGGTGTACGTCATCCCTGTTCCCAGCGACGAAGCCACAGTTCGGCGCGTCTTGAAGATCCTTAACCCGTGTGGTGCCAGAAGACACGAGGAAGACAAGGCGAGCTGCTGCGGCCGATCCCTCGACAATCGCTTGGGTTAGAACCTCGAGAGACTGCAGATCACCCATGTACTCTTCCACGAGCCCGCGCCCGTAATCCTCTCCGCTGACCGCAGCCCATCTAAGGGGTCGCCACGGCGACTTGTCCAAAGGGTACGTTCCGGCAGAGCCAGGAAGGGGGACGCCCGCAGCTTCCTGGGACACAGCATAATTTTCTTTGGTTCGGAGTATTCTGGTATAGAGGTCTACAATCTCTTCCACCTTCGATTCTTTTTTCTGGAGTTGCGCCTGGATGTCCTCCGGCAAACACATTGGGGACACCCTCTCGTGCAGCACGATCTCCAAGACGTTCCCTTTCGGGTCGCGCTTGCAAACATATTGGTCGAGACGGTAGAAGCAGAGAGTCCCATCATCTTCGAGGTAGATCAGCCCGTTCCCCGTAACCACGAGATGCTTCAACATTTCGAAGGATGGAATTCGGATTCCGTGCGCTTCAATTTCTTCTACGATTGCAATCTCTCGCTGAGATATAGCCTGCTCAACCGCCGCCTTCGCCGCTTCATCCTGGCTGAGCTCCAGGACGGTCTGATCGTCGATCTTCTGACGGAAGAAAGGGGAGTTGGGGGGGAGCAGAGCCAACAGCAATTTGCTCGAGAGGTTGTTCGTTCCTCGGGCTCCGAGAGACTGCCAGGGAGTAGGGAGCGGAGTGTCCTGCGTAGCCCCGGCGGGCGGAAGAAGAGAGGGGATCGTGAGTTCGGAACACTTTCGCGCCCGAGCCAAAACTCCCGACTGAAAAGCAGAAAGAGCAGAGTATCGACCAGCTATAATTCCTTTGTCTTGGACAGGCATGTTGGCTCCTACGCTGGGATACTAAGGCCGCTCGGCGATGGAGCGGCAAGAGGGATTTGGAGCCGAGCGTACCCAAGTTTCTTCTTTGCAAGCTGGTCCGCCGTATCTTCCGGCTTCCCGAGGACGGGGAGCTTCAAGGGAGCGGGAGGGGGTGGAGCGACCGGCGCGGCCGGGGCTTTCGGGGTGCTGAAGCACATCGTCGGTCTCCTTCTATTTCTTTTTCATTTGGTCTTCGAGATGGTTCTCGAGGGAAACTAAGAGCATGTCCACCACATCCCGGCGCCCGGCTGTTCGCCAAAGCATACGGTCGGTGGTGTCGAGGGCGGGATTCTTGAGGGGGTATTCTTTATCGAGAGCCACTATCAGATCCGCTGACAGAACCGGAATTTCCATGGTGTCCCTTCTTGTGGAGTAAAGTGGTACTCGAATACCAGGAAAAAAGAGGGGGATTACATTTCTGTAACCCCCCGAGAGCGCGAAGCCCCGCGCCTGGGAAAACGACGTAAAATCCATAGTTTTCTACGCCGTAGATAAGTGGCAGAACTAAGTTCCTGATTTTGTTCAACACTACATCTTGTGGTCTGAGCCCCCCTCAACCACCATAGGTGGTGTGTCCTGCTGGGTGAACCAACGCAGCGCCTTGGCAACAGCATCAGCACAGGACAGGACCTTCCCAGGGCCGAAGCCCACGGGAGCCGAACAAGATGTCCCGACCAAGTGCTTGATGATGTTGTCTATTCCGACGCCCGACCGGAGAGCCAGCGACACGAGCCGGCCCATGGTCTCAACCTGGGCAGCGGCGCATCCTCCCGCCTTCCCCAAGGTGACGAAGACCTCGAAGGGAGCGCCGTTCTCGGAGTTTATCGTCACAAAAAGGCTTCCACATCCAGTAATTACACGCCTGGTGCAGCCGACAAGGTTCTCTGGACGTTCTCGTGGAAGCATATCCCTCTCCTTTTGTTCTCCCTCTGTTCCTCGGCCATGTCTTTCAAGAAATTCACAAAAGAAAGCCGCCAACGATGGCAAACTGAAACGCCCCTTGCTCCGTAATAGCGAAAGCTAGTGGACTTGGGGTTGTGGCAGCGTTGTTTCATCGCTGACCACGTTCTATAGGTTGGGGTATAAGACATTTGGTGGGTCATACATCCCCCTTCCATACCTCAATCCATTCTTTAAGAAATTCTGGTAGTTGGGTGATTGCTGCTCCGATGGAATAGAACAAGATCAGAGGGATGGTGGCGACGATCATGAAGAGACGCCTGATCCACACGTTTTCCATGCAGGCGTACCTGTAATGGGAACTCATGCTGGAAGAACGTGGGAGCAGGCGTCACACACGTACCTCATCTTCCCGTTCACCTTGGCCCACGCCATCAGCCCGCCGCAGCTGCAGGGGATCGGCCGCTTCCTCCCGGTGTCATCCCCCTTGTCCCGGTGGACCATCTTTGCTTCCTTCTTCGCGTCGGCCGCCATTACCGCACCCCGAACTGGCTGGAGAACCAATCCTCGGCGCCGCGTTTTGCTCTGCCGTCTTTCAAGCCCTGCCGGTAGGCGTTGGCCCTGATGCACCGAAACATGTCACCCATCTCCTGCATCAGCTGGTCATGAAGCAGCCTGGCATAGAACGGAGAGGGGGCAAGAAATTCCAGGGGAAGATCATGCCCCTTGATGTTGACGAGCCGGAGTGTGACCTTCGGCCCGTCGATCCCTACACGGAAGGTGTCCACAGCTTTATCTCCTTTGTCTTGAAGTCGTAGTCGGAGGCGCGGAGGATTCGAGCGACCCGCGCCTGTTGGATTGCGTCGGCCTC